GCGCGCGGGCCTCATTCGTCATGCTCGGCTGGCGCAAGATCGGCGTCGACGACCCCGGGCGCCTTGTGGCCCAGATCTATTGGACTCACGACGTCGTCACGCTGGCTCACCCGTCGGCGCCCGATGATCCCGACGCGGTGTGGTTCGTGGCCGTGCGGCAGGCGAGCAACACCGAGGCGTCGCCACTGTGGTGGGTGTGGTCGCGTGAGTTCGTCGAGGACGACATGGGTGCCCTCGTGTCCTTTGGCGCGTGGTCGCATCGGCGCGTGTCAGAGGACGGCAAGATCGCGACGGCGTCGGAGGCATACGATGGGCGCTTCCCAGGTGCATTCTTGCGGCTCGAGCCGGGCGCCGGCGGCATCTGGCCGGCCCCTGACCGCGACGTCGTCGTCAACGTCGACCGGCTGAACGTGTCGCGGTCCAACAGGCAGCATGTGATCGACATGCAGGCCCACGCGACGTGGGTCTACAGCGGCCTGACTCGTGAGACGAACGAACTCGTCGGTGGTCCGGGCGTCGTGCTCCAGATCGGCAGCGGTGAGACGCTACAGGCCCAGACGGCGGGTGCAGACCACGAGGCCATCGAAGCCAGTGCCACACGCGACCTGCAAGAACTCGGCGTCGCTCGCGGCAACTCTCCCGACGCCTACGCCGTCGAGCCGGGCGAGGCGCAGTCGGGGGTGTCCCGCATGATCGCCAACGCTCCGCATGACCAGCGCGTCGCCGAGTCGCGGCCCATCTTCAAGGCGTTCGAGGAACGCCAACTGCTGCCGATCGTCGTCGACATCCTGCGCCTCTTTGATCCCGCCGCGCCGGGCGAGTTCGGCGACGTGCGACCACGCGTGACGCTCAAGAGCGCCAAGCCCTACGAGGCCGACGCAGAGAAGCAGGATCGGGTGCTTGCGCTCAAAGACGCCGGGCTCATCGACGACGCCGACGCCCGCGTGATGCTTGGCTTGTCGGCGGATCGCGCCGAGGCAGAGGCGTACCTTGAGCGGACACGCACGGCGATGGCTCCGCGTGTGAGCCTGCCCGGCGCGCTGGCCGGGTCGCCGTTCACGGCGCCGAGGGAGACGACTGAGTGAGCGGCGCTGCCGCTGCCGGTGTCGTCGCCGACGCTGCGGTCGAAGACCTGCGGCGCCTTGAGGCGTCGATAGAGCGCGACCTTCTGCGCATCCTCTTGTCCCTCGACACGCTCCCAGGGGAGGACAGCCTTGTCCGTCGTCAAGCGCAGACGTCCGCCGCTGTATTGGCGCAGGTACGCCGTCGACTTGAGCAGGAGGGCGAGGTCATCGCCAGCGTCGTCGGTCAGCGTGCGATCGAGGCCGTCGGTGCTGTGCTTGGCGCACCCCCTGCGACGCTACCGCTCTCGGTCCGCGAGGAACTCGACGCGATCGTGAACGGACAGGTGGGCGACGTCGTGCGCACCTTCAAGACGGCCATCCCCGAGATGCGTGAGGCCGTGGCGCGCGGCATCACCTCGGGCGGCTCTCTCGCTGACGTCGTCGAGGACGTGCGGGCGCGTCTCGCGACAACGTGGCTGCGGGCCAAGGCTGCGGTGGACGCGGCGATCATGGCGGCTGGACGTCGCACGGTCATGAGTGCCGCGCGCGAGGTCGAGGGCGAACTGGACCTCGTCTACGTCTACGTCGGGCCTCGCGATGCCAAAAACAGGCCCTTCTGCGCGGCGTGGGTTGGCAAGGCAGTCACCGATCCGGCCCGCCTCGACAACGGGCAGGGCCTGCCTGTCGACGACTATTGCGGCGGATACGGGTGCCGCCATTCGTGGGCGCCGACGCCGCTGGAGACGGCGATCGCCGAGGGGATCAAGGTCTACCGCCCCGATGGGACGCCGCTGGTCATCGACGTCGAGGGACTGCAACGGAGGTGACGACGTGGGCATCACAACCAAGCGCAGCGGCCCCCCGGTCAAGTTCGACGCCGACAAGGCGATCCGCCTGATCTCGGGCTACGTCCCAGGCGCCATCCTGCGGCGCACGGCGCAAGGCGTCGACGCCAACGGGAAGCCATTCGCCCCTTACACGGCCAGCTACCGCGAACGCCTCGCCGAGATGTCAGAGGACCAGAAGATCGACCTCCGCCTCACCGGCGGACTCATGAACAGCGTGAAGGTCCGCGAAAAGCGCATCACATCGCAAGGTGTCGAGGTGGTGATTGCACCGGACACGGGCACGTCGCCGCGTGTAGTGGCCGCTGATGGCCGCGCCAAACGCACCGGCGATCAGGGCCCGCCCCACAACGTCCTCGGCTACTGGCTCCACCACGGGACGCCACACATGCGGGCGCGGCCCTTCATGGGGCTGTCGCCGGAACAGCAGACCGAGTTGAACCGGATCCTTGCGAAAGCCCGGCTCTGGGGCTAGATTGGCCGTGCCGACTAGCAGTAGCGGCAAGCCCCGGCGCCACATGGTGTGGTGTCCGGGGCGCGGTTTAATGCAAGCCCCCGGCAGTACGCGCCACCACCCCATCCCGGTGGCGCCGGCCCCGGGGGACTCATCCCGGCGCCTTCTCATGCTTTCGGAGCCGCCGCAGCCGCGCAGCGCGGGCCTCTATCAGCCCATACAGTGCCGTGCGCTCCGGCGTGTCGGGCAGACGGCAGATGATCGATAGCGCGGCTTCGAGGTCGGCCAGCGTGTCGGCGATGGCTTCTCTCGCGTGATCTCTCTGGCGCTTAGCTGTGCCTAACTGGGCATGAGCACGAGCGATGGGGTCGTGACGCATGCCCCACGGTGCAGGGGGTAGCGCCCGGACGTCAACTGCAATAGAGTGCAGTCTATGCAGCGCGTCCTAGTGGGCTCCACAGAGTCGATCCTGTCCTACCCGCGCCTTGTGGCCGATGGGCTGGTGACGACTGGTGTCCCGTCGTCTGCGACCGCGCGACGTGTGGCCCCACAGGTGCCCGACGCCTATGACGCCTACGTCGCTGCGACGGTGGATAGCCTCTCGACGACGACGCAAGGCGCCACGTCCGAGGGCGCCGACAGCATCGCGCTCGGCGACACCGTCACGCTGGTTGCAGGTCGGCGTTATCTCATCGTCGACGCCGACCACGGCAAGCGCCTTGTGGTCGTGTCGTCTCGTAGTGGGTCGTCGTCGACGCTGTGGCTGCAGGAGCCGCTGCCGACGTCGGTGGCCAACGGGTCCACCGTCTCCGGCATGGCTGTCACCGTCGCCCTCACGGCGGCACAGACCATCGAGCCCGGTTCGGGATACGTCCTCTTTCGGGCCACCGTCGACGGCGTTGTGCGTGAGTGGGACGAGCCATTTCGAGTCGTCCGGCGCATCACGTCGGTGGCGTTGACGCCGACGGAACTCACTCAGTCCTATCCGACAATCCGCCAGATCGCCTCGTCGTCTGATCTCACGCTTGAAGAGGCCATCCAAGCATCGTGGCGCATGGTCATGGTGCCCGCCCTCGCCGCGCGCGGGATCCTCGACGAGGACCTGCTGACTGACGACGTGTTGGTGCCGATGCACGCTGCGGCGACGCTGCTGCACCTCGCCCGGCAGTGGCCGTCGGCTCCGACGGAGTTCGTCGATCGCCTCGCGGCGTCCTATGAGCAGATCAAGCAGACGACGTGGGATCGCATCGACCTGATCACGCGACCGCAGGACGTGACACCTGACGTCCCGACTCCGGGCAGTCAGGGTCCGCGCTTCATGAGGATTTCGCGTTGACGTGGCAGGACGTGCGCCGAGCTCTTGTGGCGATCCCGTCGACGGTGACGCCGTCGGTGACGTCGCGCGGCCTGCCGCCAAAGTTCACTCACGATGCCAACGGCCACGACGACGTCGTGGGGACGCAATCTCGCCGATGGTGGGGTCGCGTGTTGTCGGGTGCTGCGGAAGGCCCGTACCAGGTGCAGCAGACGCGGCACCGTGTCGCGTGGGAGGTCGTCGTCGAGTACGTCGACAGCCCCGGCAACACCACGGCGATCGACGAGGCCATCCCCACCGACGCCGCGCAACTTGCGGCGGCGTT